TGTTAAAACGTTTGCCATTCTCACACTAATTAAACAGTCAATACTATTAGTAGCACCACCTAAAGCGTCTACTGCTGATGTTCCTGTTAATCTTGTAATGTAATTTTTAAAATTCTGTGCCATAATTTCCTTATACTAGAGTGCGATTGACATTGCAATCACAAAACCGTTAGTTGCTCCTCCCGATCCACTAGCTGCCGCGGTTAATCTTCCTTTTGCGTCAACTGTTATATCTGCAGCAGTATATGATCCTGCGGATACTGCTGTATTAGCTAATGTTAATGCTCCACCTGTAGCAATGGTTGCGTCTCCTGACATATCCACTTCTTCAAATGAAGTTCCATCCGCAACTAATATTTTATTAGCTGTGTTGGTTGGCATTTTTAATAATGCACCAATTGATAAATCTGCTGGTAAAGTTACGTTGCCTGTTGATTCTTCAACAACAGCTTTACTCGCTGGTAAAGTACAAAATACATCTTTAGTTCCTGAACTAAAATTAACTGCCGAAGTATTTCCATCTGAATTAGAAATAATAGTAGTTCTTTGTAAATTAGTTGAAGAACTTAAAGTTCCATAACCAACTTCCCATTCGTCAGGGTTATTAAAAATACAATAGTAAGTAGTATTACTACTTCCAATTCCACTATTAAAAGTTTGATAACCAGTAGCTGCACCCGCTAACGCCCAAGTTGTTTGACTTGTGCCCGTTGCAGTACTAGTTTCTTTTACTCTGTCGTTTAAAACAAAAGCCATTTAATTTCCTTACGTTATGCTTAAAATTGCATCAGCCCCTGTACTAACAGTAGGAAACACAACTTTAAAATCTCCACTTGATGAAGATTTTGATCCACCAAAATCTAGAACCGCAACTAATCTTTGATTAGCTGCTGTACCGCCTGAGCCTTGTCTTTGATACATGACTCCATAGGCTGCAGTAATAGTTGAGGTTGTCCATGTAATTGTGTTTGCTCCACTACCATCTCCTGCAAAGTTTAGATAAATTGATTGAGGTTGTGAACCTGCATTAGCAACTGAAGCTGTACCACATGTTCTGCCGTCTGTAGCGTAGTTTCCTGTTGCTGCAACTTGTCCTGATGTTGCACTTGAATAAACAGTTGCACTTGCTACTGGATAGGCAGCCACACTTGTGTAAAGAGCTAAATAGATTGTATCACTTGGAAAATTAAAATTTCCTTTTAATAAATCTTTTTTAAACTCGTATGGTACATAGTTTGCCATATTTTTTCTCCTTAATTGGTTCCATAACTTGATGGTGATTTAGATTTTAATTGTTGACGAATCATACCATCTTCATATTCGTCTCTGCGTCTGTAACCGATTTGTTCAGTTGCATACGATGTGAGCGCATTTTGATATTGCGATTGATAATATTGTACCATATCCTGCGGTCCTTTCAAGTACCCATATGTATTATATAAACAGGCGTATAAAAGCAAGTCTTGATATTTATTAGACAAATAAGTCCCATTTGTAGCTGCAGGCGCAGTCGTTGGATTTACTGTATCTGTTAAACTATATGGCTCTCTATTGTATGCCAGAGTAATTTTATAATCATCATCTGGGGTAGGAGCAACCACCCAATAAGTTTCATCCCAATTTCCATAATATTTAGGTATACTCACTGAATTAGTATCAGGAGTTGAATAATACTCAGCCATAAAACTAGGATCTCTTTGTTCTAAAAAAACTTGATTTCCATTTGAATCAGTTAATTGTGCATAATTAATTGATCTTAAATCATCAGGAATTGTTACATATCTGTTTCCAACAACTAAATTTGATGTTGCGTAATGAGCATTTTGATCTGTTGGAACAGCTCTTTCAATTCCATTTTCTGCATTTTGAATAATTCTATCACAAACTGAATCTGTTAAAACAGTTGAACTTACTTCTGTATATCCTCTCATGTCAGTTCTTAAATTTGATAAAATATATGCCATCTTATAAACCCTCCAATGTTACTGGTCCGGCGGAACAATTTTCTCCTCCACCTTTTATACCACTTGTTGTAGCCGTGTCACCACTTTGAAAATAAAAATAATTAATAGGATTTGTTAAAGGATCAGATTCTCCAGTAATAGGTGAAATAGTAGTATTGTTTGTAACATTTCCCGATGAATCTATTTTACCTAAAGAAATTGTAAAACCACTTGCTGAATCTATATCTGTTACTCCAACAATAGAATTAATAGCTGCAAATTGTTGTAAGTTTAGAGCATCTGCAGGATTTGCTCCTCCTGGTCCCGAAGTTATAACTTGTGCAGGTCCTCTTAATCTCACTGTGCTTCCAGCTTTTCTTTGATGATCTTCTGAATAAACATTAACATAAGTATTTCCACCATAGTTAACTACTTCAAAAGGATTATTTTTTAATAAAATTAATTGAGCAGTTGCTTTTCCTTCTACTCTTGGATTTTGTAAAGCCTGTGGATCATTGCCCACTGGTTTAGGTTCTAATTGAGGTTGTTTAGCTTCATATTCCGAATAATGAACTAGAGAGCCATTCCATTCTCTAACCATTTCAGTGTAAGGAAATCTCATTCCAGATCTATCTGAAATTGCTAAAGCTTGTTTACCTCGTGCAAAAACTCCCATTATGACATTACTCCATCTCCGTAAAATGTTTGTGGAGAAATAAATGTAGATGTACCTTGATTGTCTGCATCTAATGCTCTTAACATTTCACTTTCATAAATTCTTTCTAACTCAGGTGTTCTTTCAGGAGAAAATTTCATACTTAAAAAATAAGCAAGTCCTGACATCATGCATGGATAAAATCTATTAACCACATCAGAAGTATTTGAATAAGCTCCTGGATTTTCTATTTGAGCTAAATAATAAAAACAAAATTGATAACTACTAGGAGTAGTTGTACTTGAAACATCTGAACTTGGTGTAGCATATAAAAATATACTAGGATTTATTTTTCTTTCTATATAAAATTGAGAAGGTGTTCCTTTAACTAATTTATTTGGAGTTGCATTATAAGTTGATCTACTAATTTGAGTTAATGCAATATCTTGTGGAGCTGTTGTTGTTGAATTATTTCTATAATAAGCTTCTAATACAGAACTAATATCATTTGGAAAATTTGTTGAATCTGTTGCATAACTATATTCTGCTTGACCTTCAACTAAAGGTACTTTTGCAAGTTTAACTTTCCATAAATGAACACCTCTATTAGCCCATTCTTGAAACATAATATTTAAAGAACGTCTAGCTGATCTTAATTGATAACCTGTTCTTGTGCCTCTAATATTTGTTCTTTCAAAAGCTTCTTCAATAATATCATCAATTTGAGGATTAAATTTATTAGCAACTCCAGAAGTTGGAGAAATAGTGTTTGCAATATTTCCCATCCCTGTAGTACCGGATGCACCTGAATTGTAATAAAATAAAGTAGGCGCTCCTGTAGTTGCAACTGGTGCAACTATAATAGTTGTTTTAGCTCCAGCTGATCCTGCCGTTCCTGTTTTTGTAACGCCAGTAGTATATTCTGCTCCCCCAGTTGTATGGGTTCCATCTTTAGTAGTTGAAAAAGATAAAATTTCACTAGCATTACTACTATCCGAAGTATCGAATATATAAGTATTGCCTTCTTGTAATTCTAAAACAGGACTGACTGTACCGTTGATATAAAATTTATCTCCAGTACCAAAGGCGTTAGTGCCACTGGCGACAGTGACTGTAAAAGTTATAGTGGCCATTTAAATCTCCTAGCCAAAAATTACTGTACAATATGTAACTGCAGTTGCGATTGTTAGCTTTAAACTTGTATTACATTTAATTCCTGTTCCCGGAAATTGAATGTATTCTGTTAAGCCGTCTCCGTTAGTATTAGTAGTAGCCCTAACGGTAAATACTGCAACACTTGTAGCGTCATCTTGTAAAGTAACAGTGCTTTGTGCAACATTTGGTTCTTTGTTAATATAAAGACCTACAATTCGAGCAGGGCCCGCAAAGATAGTATGTGTCGCCGTAGTTGATTTTTCTACTGCTTTTACATCGACTGGGTAAGTTGACATTTATATGCTCCTTAATTTTAATTACGATGCTCCCGAAGGAGCACCATAAAATTATTTATTACGCGTTGTTTATATTTTGAATATATTCAACTGTTACAAATCCTACTCCACTTGTTCCAGCAGAAAAGTCAATGTAAATTGGTAAATCACTTGTACCTATATCAGCCCAAGTATCACCATCGGTAATTGTACCTGTAGATCCATACTTAAATACATTAGCCGCTGTTCCTGCTGCTAAAGCAGAAAACAATTCAGTTGATGCAGCTGTAGTACCCATAGAAATATTAGCTGCGTCACACGCAGTTGTAATATTAACAATGATCTCAGTGATTTGGCTATTAGCCGGAATTACTATTCCAGTGTCCGCTGCTGTAGTAGACTGAGTCCATCCTGCAGTTTGAGCCATTTTTACAAAACCAACGTTTTTAACATCAGTTCCAACTGTACTTCCAGTTGTGTTTCTAATCGTTCCCGCTTTTATCGGTCCCGAAAATGTAGTTGTTGCCATAATTATATCCTCCTAGTTTCCGAATACTGTCTCTAGGCCGTCGACTATACTCGTCAGCATTCTAATTAATTGTATAGTAAGATATTTATATAGTAGATTTGAATAGAGTGCAAGAGATCCTATAAGAAATATACGATTTCAGCGATGTGGCGTTTATTTAAGTAGCCACAGAAACTTGGGCAGCAGCACCATCGATTGCATTTTGTCTATTAGCAATTCTAGATTCTTCAAGCTTGATCTCAGTAATGACTTCTCTAATTTTGTCATCAATTCTGACCATATCCAAAGTATATTTACCTTCTTGCTCATACTCCAGCTGCCATCTCAACTCCAAGGACCTTTTTTGTTTGTACAGGTCTTGTACCATCTATAACCTCCTCATAGGTTATTCTATTTATCTTGGGATCATTCATTTCTCCAAGATATTCCCAGTTTACACCTTTTTCTCCCAGTTTGTCAACTATTGAATTTTCAATAGATTCAACATTGTCTTCAGCCAGAACTTCAAATTCTGTTCCATAATGATATGCAAAGATTTTTACTAGGAATTTTCTCATTTTCTCACCCTTTCATAAAAAAGGGGCCGAATTGTGGTCGGCCCCTAATTAATTATTGATTACACTCCTGGTGAACCAAAGATACCTCTAGGATCAGAGAAACCAAATACGTATCTCTCTCTAGCTTTGTATCTAACGTTGCCAGTATCAAAGTCACCTTCCATAGTAGTCTTGATAGGTGATCTTGTGAAATGTTTCAGACCATTAGGTACATCTGTTTTAATGAACCAAGCATCAGTGTCAACCAAGTAGTGGTTAACAGTATAACCTTCTGGGATCATTCCCATATTGTTAATAGCATTGATGTCATTATCAGCTGTTCCAACTCTACCTTTAGAGTTCATCAGTCTGTCAGCCGTAAATTGTAGATTAGAAGGAATAATCATTTTCATTCCTCTAGCCGCAACTTTTAGGCCTCTTTCATCAGTGAACGCCGCAATGTCAATTAATGCTTGCTCTAAAGAAGTTTCGTTTAAATCAGCAGCTGTTGCTAATTCATTTGCGAAAGTTCCAGAAAGCGTAGGGTGCGCTGTAGAACATAATTCTACACCATCACCACCAGCATAAGTACCATCGAATGCATTGTTTAATACCGCTGCACCTTTGGTTTGCTTAGTGTTCGCCATTGATCTTGCTAAAGCTTTTGTATATCTAGACGCAAGTCTGTCATACAAGTTATCCTCGATCGCTTCTTCAGTGATCGCGAATGCTAAAGCAATTGTTTCGTTTGTGTAACGAGCTGTGAAAGTTTCTTGCGCATCGTCGTAAGACACACCTTGACCTTCAGGTTTAACAGAAGCATTTCCGAATCCAGATAACATTACTTCTTCTTCAAACGCTCTGTCTGAAGATTCTGTATCGAAAATTTCTGCTGCTTCGTTAGCATATTGTTTATACTCTAGTCCGAATAAAGCATTCAAACCAGGTTCCAACTCTTTAACGAGTTGTGCTCTTGATATAGCCATAGTTATTTATCTCCTTATTCGCTATTAGTTGTACAAGTGAGAACCAGCTGCGATTGTAACAACGACATCACTGCCTGCTGCTGTATAATCGTTTTGTCCCGGTATATTTGCACCTCTGACAAGAGTAAACATTGAAGTAGTTGCAACAGTTGCAATACTCAATCTTTCGTCAGACATACCACTGATACCAGTAGCTCCGTTATCACCTGTGTTATAGTTAAGACCAACATCATTTTGCTGCCAAGCTGCGTTAGATCTCATATTGAATTCCTGATTAGGATTGTCCAATACAAAACCTATTCCGTCGCTTGAACCAGTGTTGTAGTCAGTTCCAAAGTTTGTTCCACTTGGTACTGAGTTACTCCATGTTGGCTTTGATGTTCCTGAATCAATCCAGAATCCACCATTAAAGACTCCTACTAATAGGGGATCAGTGTTTTGCCAACCTGCTCCACCACTATTACTGTCGTCTGTTGAATCGTAAGTAGCATCTTGTAAATACCCTTTTTCGCCTGCAACCGAAGTTCCATCATTTAGAGAAACTGGGTCACCTTTGAAAATAGTATTGAAAGCACCGCCACCTGCGTCATATAGCTTGTATTCGGATTGACCAGAAGTTGCAGGTGTTGAACCTACAGTCATTACTGCTCTACATCCGTATCCAGCTGTACTATCATTAGCCATAGTTGTTTCCTTTTCTTAAGTGTACCTGCCCCGAAGGGCCTCCAGTACGGTTTATTTATTTTGTTGGTAGAAATTACTAAAAAATTATTTCTTTGAACCACCAAAAGTTACACGAGTCTGCCTTTCACTATTGATCGGCATACTTGGGTGCTGTTCCTTAAGAATATCGTTGTTAATTGCATCGTCTCGTTCTTTAGTTTGCTTTTTAAAATAAGCTTCACGAGATTTCGCGATTTCTTCTGGTAACCTAGCCAGCACTAGGCCTCCTACTCCGATAACACCAGCATATTTTCCTGTTGTTAAAGATGGATAGCTTTGGTCTGGATATTCGTCAGCTCTCACTAACTCCCATCCTTCTCTTAGTTTTCCTGACATATTTTTTGTGTCATCGAAACCAAGGACTTCAACTCTAATCCATCTGTGCCTGAATCCATCAGGTGCAGGTGGTGCATCGAGTGATGAGGGTGGAGTCCAAGTTTTTGGGGCTTCTGCCTTTACTCTTGTTTGACTCGCACGAGAGGTTTTTACTTTTTCATTTTCCATATGCTTATGCTCCTTCCGTGATATTTAATTGTTTCGCATATTCTTCGAGTGGCACGCCTATTCTTTTAGCAATTGCTACCTGTGATGGCGAGAGTTTCACAGTTTTTCTGCGTCCTGTTGAGCTAGAACGTTTAGCTGATGCTACATTTTGAGCAGGTTTTGCTCTTTCTGTAGTTTGACCTTCTATCTTATCAAATTTATGAGGGAATTCAAGTCTTATTCTTTTATCAACTTCCTCATAATATTCGTCAGTCTTTGGATCATAACCTTCTTTTTCTACCAATACTTTATGGATATCAAAAGCGGTATAAGTCATTGCAGAATCATTACCAAACCAACCATTTCTAGAAGCCCACTCTTCAGCTTTAGGGTCAGTAGTAGGTGTTTGTTGCTGTTGAGGAGTAATATTAACTTCTTTTTCTTTAGAAGGTTTTTCTCTGTCAACTGCTTTTAAAGCATTAACTCTAGCAGATTCAACAGTTAAATTTGCTAACTGTTCTTGGGCTGCTATTTGTGCTTCAACATCCTGTGATTCAATTGCATTTTTAAGAGCTAGTTTAGCTGCTGCCATACTAGTCGTAACTCTGTTTTCGAATTCACTTACATAAGATTTATCTAATTTAGATAATCTATTTTCTGCTGCATCTTTTTGTTGTTTGATTGATTGAGCATAAGAGACAGCTTCTTCTCTCTGTCTTTCTGCTTCTCTCATTTTACGAGTCAGTTTAGCAATTCTTTTTTGAACTCCTTCACTATATTCTTTTAACTCGTCTTTATCTTCCGCAGGTTTTTTCTTTTCATCAAGTTTTACTTCTCGATCATTCTCATAAGTTTTATCTTCAGGTACCTGTTCAACCTCTATCTTTTCTTCTACAACTTCCTCTTGTTTGACCGCTTCTCCTTTTTCATCTAAATTAATTTCTGCTCCTTCGGTTTCCCCGACATCAATTAATTCATCAGATGGTTTTTTATCTTCTGGCATAGTTCCTTCCTATGTTGTTAAATTAGATGAAGAATAGATTCAGGATCTTTTATAGTTCCTAAAACTTCATCATCGTTTAATATTCTCACCTCACCACCTTCTATTGGTAATCTTGAACCAGCATATCTGGCAAAGATAACCCAATCTCCTTTTTTGCACCAAGGTTTACCAAATTTTTCAGTATCCGTGTATGCAAGATCTCCCATTTTTAAAACATAACCACATGTTGTAGCTATTCTTGCTTTATCTAAAGTTTCTTGGGAAAATAAAATTCCACCTTTTGTTTTATTCTTTGGTGTAAAAGGTAGAACTAAAATTCTATAACCAGAAGGTTCTGGTAATTCATCTACTGTATCTGTTCCAATATTATCAGGATGTAATGGATCTGGTTCTTGTGCTTTTTCTTCTGCGTATTTTTCTTGAAGTGCCGGTCTAGTTTTTGGTACTTCCTTTTCCGTTTCCGATGTCGATAACGTTTCCTTGCTCATCTTTTTGCTCCTTTGGTTTTAGCAGGTTAGAGATATCCTGTAATGTTAATTGTATGGCATGTGCCTGTCCTACTAGATACTTATATTTCTCCATATTGTCAACCCCACCTGTAAGTATTGAGTCTCCAATATGTTGTAGTCTTTCTTTTAAAGTTCTTTGAACTTTAGTAATGATTGTAAAGTCTTCCATTATTTCCTCTTCTTCCTTTTTTTCTTTTTTGGTTTACCGTATTTTTCTTCCCATTCTCTAGCAAGTTTGGGATTATTTTTCCAAAGATATCTTCTCTGCTTCTCTGATTTAAAGGGCATTATTTAATAAGTTGACCGCAATCCAAACATTCTTTTACTTGAATTTTTTGTTTATTAGTGCATTCGCATCTTTTGCCGAATACTTTATCAACTAATTTATTAAATAGCTCCTTTAATTTTTTCATTACGATTTTTTCATCTTTCTAAATGTTAACGCCAAGTTAGCTCTTTTACCTAACTTACCACCTTTTTTAGCAGCTGCTTTTAATTTAGATAAAGGAATTTTTTTACCTTTTTTAATTCCCATTTGAGATCTTAAAGCCCCTTTTTTTATTTTAGCTTTTTGGATCCACTTGCCATCTTTAGCTTCTACTCTACCGCCAGCCGCATATTCTACTCTACCGCCATCAGCATAAATGCTTTTAGCAGTTTTCCAAGGCGTAGACGATGTTGAATCGAAATATTTAGGCATTATTTTTTCAACGCTCTTCCGTAGCCTCTTTTAGCCACTCCACAACCTCTAACTCTACCACCTTTTCTGTATCCTCTGTCTAACTCACCAATTACTCTTCTTTTCTCAGCACGTCTATTTGGATTCATTCTTTCAGCGTCAATTCTTCCGACTTCTTCTAAAAGATTCATTCTTCCTGTGTTAGCCATATTATTACCTATTTATCTTTCCGCTTTTTTTAGCTGCAGAACCCCATCTACCATAAGACTCATCTCTAGAATCTTTTAGTTGTTTTTTAGTTCTTTTTTTTCTTATTCTCATAGCAATAGATTCATCTTTTCTATCTTTGTATCCTTGCTTCTTAACTCTCCCACCTTTTTTCATCCCTTCAGATTCTCCATATGGAAATCTTACATTAGATCTTACTCCGTTTTGTCTCATATTTTTCTCCGTTTATTTTTTTCCATTTCTGAAAATTTGTGTCCCCTTTATACCAAAAATACTTCCGACGACAAGGATCCAAAGTGAACTAAACCATGTCGGCAGTGCCGCGAAATGCTCGAAGAAAACTTTTACCTTATCAAGCGCCGCAGCGTCCTCACTAAACACACCCCAAGCGAGCACAATTATGGGCGCGCTTAATATCACAAGAACGAATTCGTCCTTGTAGTCGTTTTGACGAGCTTCTAGAAGTTTACCTTGGTAAGCTTCCTCACCTCGAGCTTGTCGTTCCGCATGTAATAACTGTGCGTCCGACATTGCGACTTTTGCTCTCTGCTTGTTAGCATAAATTTTACTACCCGCAGAGACAGCTAATTTAATTGCTGATAACCACATAACCTAGTACCATTTAGCTTTGACAGGTTTTTTATCTGCTCTCATCGCTTTTGTTCCTCTAACAGTTACTGTTTGAGTTTCAAAAGGATCAGTAGCTTCAATTTTAACCCCGCCAGTTTGATATCCGTCTTTGCCAACACCTAATTCTTTTGTAATTTTAGGTGCTTTGACATAACCTGAACCTCTTTGCCAATCTTTGCTCATATTTTGCTCCTTATGTGTTTATTATAGTTAATTTTTTTTAAAATTTCTACCAAAATCGTGACGCTTACTTTCATCAGCCATTTGTTGTTTCGCAATAGACACTCCTGCACGTAATCCAGCTAATTCTTCGTTTTGTTCAAGCTTTTCGTCGTGTTGTTGGTCGTTCATCATCGCTTTCATAGTGTCTAAATCAAGTCTTGCCTCATTATTTGCATTTTTATCTTGATCAGCCTTAGCTCTTAAGTCTAATTCTCTTGATTTTAGTTTTAATAACGGATCACCGCCTACTTCAGAACTAATTTTGTCTTCTTCTTTAGCATAATCTTTCATCATTTCAGCAATTAACACAGCTTTTCTTGATTCAATCTGTGAACTTATCTGTTTAACTCGTTGTTGCATCTGCATTGCTTGTGGATTTTGCATCATTTGTTGTTGCATTTGTGGATTTTGCATCATTGGTTGTAGTTGTTGTTGAATTTGTTGCATTTCTTTCATCTCTTCAACAAATTCTAACTGAACTTGCTCTTGTGCCATTATAGAAATGTGCTCTAAAATATTTTTTTGTAAAGACATCATAGCCATTGGGTTATTTTGCACCATTGAAATAGACATAAAACTTAAATGAGAATCAATATGAGCTTTATGGTCTTGACCTGGATACGCTTGAAAAGGTTTTCCACTAATAGCTAAAATATTTTCTAATGCTGGATCCATTGGTTGTGGTGGTTGTGGTGGTGGTAAAATTGAATTTACATTTTTAATTCCAATTGCATCATACATTGATCTATAAGCTTGATATAAATTATGCATTTTAGGATTTGATTGCGCTAATTGTAGTTGTGTTTGCGCCATTGAAATTCTTTGAGTTTGAGAAAAGATATTTGGATCCGCAACTGGTAAAATATCTATTCTGTCATCAAAGTCTTGAACTTTAATTTGTCTGCTAGCTCCTGGTACATCGTATGGATAAACCGGAGGTAAGTAAGTTTTAAAAACTTCAGCTAATAATTTAAATTCATTCTTAAGACCAACGTATAGTCTTTTGTGGATCGCTGACATTACTCTTGATCCTCTCTCTAATAGTGCAACTGTAGTACCGACCGCGGCTTGTTGGTTCATATCTCCAACTTGTGCGTCAGCAATTGATGCAAATCTTTGAGCACCTTGAACAACAGTACCCATTAAAGCTAATAAAGTTTGATCTGGTCCTTTAAATGGTAATTGCATAAATTGATCTCTGATATTTCCACCAGGTACATCAACATCTCTAAATTCTCCAGGTTGTAATGGCTGTGCATCATCACGCATTCTTACACCTCTAGTTTTAAAACCTGCTGGTAAGTTTGCTAAAGTTCCTGCATCTAATAATTGTCTTAAAGCAACAGTTGCAGTTCTACTTAATCCACCAATCATGTGAATTAAACCTAAACCATAAAAACCAAGACCTGGTAAAAATTTAAAGTGAACAAAATAATCTTGTTTTTTCTTTAATGGATCTTGTGCTTTATAATTTCTTCTAATTGATAAAACTTTTGAGTTCGCTTCATCAATAGTTATAATGTAAGGTAATTTAATGCCCGTAGGTTCACCATCTTCCGGATCAACATCTTCATGACCATCTAAATCTAAATTAACATGCATTTCTAAAATTGTGTACATGTCTTCTGTACCTGTTTGTCTAATACCTTCTAATTCTAATTCTTTTTGTTTTAAAGCATCTTCTTGTAAAGGCGGTTCTCCCAAATCAATGTCTCTATAAAAGCCATTGATTTGTTGTTTACGTAAATCATTTTGAGAAATACGTATAACGTGGATTACAGCTTCCGCATCTTCTAATGAGGTAGCAGAATACGGAACGACTAAATCTTCAGCCGGTACAAATTTTGAAACGGCTCTTCCTAAAAGATCGTCATAATAAACTTTCTTAAAAGTAGAGCCGCTAAGGGGTAGATAGAAAAGCATTTGATCAAATTCTGGTTCATATTCTTTCATCTGATCCATCAGTTGATAATTCATAAAATCTTTTACACGTTTCGCCTGTTCTTCTTTAGGAATATTAACATCCCCCATAATTTGAGTTCTAACAGGTCCATCTGCTGGTAATAATTCTTTGTACGCTTGTGCTTGGAACTGGGTTACAGCTTCAGCTAAAACTGGGTGAGTTACACTTGCTGCACCTCTAAATGGTTCTGTTCTAGTTACATATTTAAATCCTAAAAGATTTAAACCTTCTCTATAACTTTCAACCCATTCTTGTCTTGATTGTTTATATTCTTGATATTTATCCATTAGTTCTGTTGCTAATGGATCTAAAACTTTATCTTCTAAATATTCTGCTAAATTTTCAAAATGATCTTGTCCACCTTCTGGATTAACTGTTGATGGATTAAATTCTATTTCTGCTCCACCTTCTTCGTCCATAGTAACAGCAACGTTGTCTTTGTTTTCTACGTTTTCTTTAATCTGTTCTTGAACAGCTAATACTTCTTCCTCTTTTGGAACTTCAACTGTCGTTGTGGTGTTTAATGCTTTATCTACATCAGCCATTTAATTAATTCCCCTCTTTATTGAATAAGTTATATACGAATCCTTCTTCGTTTTGATATTTTTTATATTGATCATATGCAGTCATAGCCGTACTTATTGCAAGTCCCGGTAAACCCGCAAACCTACTTATACCCCTAATTGTAGCAGGATTCAATCCTAATCTCAACACTGCATTCATTCCACCTTTTTCAGCTACTCCACTTACTTTTGATAAAGGTTCCATAGCAGCTAATCCAATCCAGTTCAAGGGGTCCTTAGCAATTTCTGCTGTAGATTTTCCTTCATCCATTTGTTTATTGATAAAGTAACCATCAATTAAGGCAGTTGGTAAGGGAGCTCCTACTCTGGCTAAAGTTTTACCTACAGTTTTTAAAACTGACTTATTAGGTGTTGGAGGTTCAGTTCCAACTTTAACTTCCATTGGATTTTCTTCTGCATATAATTTTAAATCTTCTTGCGTAGCTACATCTCCGTTTGCAGTTTCAAATGCACCAACGTCATTGTTATATTTTATCTTTTCTTCTAAAGGAGTAATATTTTTAGCTTGTACTTTTTCAAATTTTTTTAACATATCGTCTTTTAATGGACTTCCAAAAACATCATCAGGTGGTCCTAATACTTCGTCTAAATATTTTCCATATTCTTTTCTAGA